TCCGTTCACACTACAATTTGTGAAATATATGTTTTCAAATTTGTCTACATTATTTGAGCCAATGAACGCACCTGCATTGGTTGATACATCACCGATAAAATGACAGTTAATAAACGATAAATCTGTGACAGGAACGGTTTGATTTGCACGAATAAATCCAGAACCTTCATTCTGTAAGGTTGAACCACTTAGTTCTATTGTTAGATCTTTAATTATACATGTTGACAAATCATCCTCTAATATGAAAAAACCTTGAAAATCACTAACATTTACTACAGTTATAGAATTATTAGAACCGTCTATCGAAAGATTTGATATATTACCAATGTTGGTGGAATTGTATGACCTTAAAGCGAAATTTGTTGATATATCTACATTTCCAATGATCTTTATCGTATCCGCTCCAGTTAGATGTATAGAAGAAGTAGAGTAAGTTACATTATACAGATTCTGGTTGAATGTGTATGTTGTATCTGCTATTCCATTACCGCTTTCACCTTCATGGTTAAAATTAAATGCACTGGTATTAATCATAGTATATACATACGCATATAAAAAATATAGTCTTCGAATAAATGATTAAATCATCTCCGCATAAAGAATTTCGTAATATCTTGTTCTTTTCTATTTTTCATGTCAATTTTTGTCAAGTATTCATCAAATAATAATTTCTTCACTTCTTTATTACGCATGTCTTCACGCTTCTTATAGTATTTCTCTTCTTCAACGTCTTTCCGCATCTTTTCAACTTCTCGCTTAAAGTTTCTCATTTTAGTAGCCTGTTTCTTCTGAAGCCATATCTTTTCTAATACAAGAGCGAATAGCTGTTGAACTGGTTTCATTATTTGGTTTGTAATGTAAAACGAATAATTAGGTTTGATGTTATTTTCAATAATGTATGTCGGAGTTTCTATGCGTTCTCCTTGTAAAGCTTTCTTGCTGGGATTATGAATGTAGACGAAAGGGATTCTATCCCCAGATGATGGTTTATTACCAGGATCTCGTTTGGCAATCCTATCTGCCAACACTTTGTGTGCTATTTGCTTGGGGTTCTTATAGTTCGACCGTAATGATTTTGTGATAATGAGCTTTTCTAAAGGATATTGTTCATCCATCATCTTTTGTAAGCAGTCTTGTAAGAAGTTCACAGCTTTCACAATATTCCCTTCCTTCATCAGTATATCTATAATCCCCCCATAAATATCTTTTACAATTGGTGCATTATCACGTCGTTTCAGAACGATTCCCATGCTTTTTTGCTTACATTTATTAGGGTCCGTTTCGTATAACATACCAACGTATCGTTTCTTCGATAGAAGACAGAATGGCATGAATGTTTTCTCATATTCTAAATCATGAGGTTTCTTCAAGAATTTTGTTGCCAATGCACCAGCTTCTTGTGCCAACTCAATAGTTATTTCTAACGCATCTTTGCCTCTAATTGGTTTTCTGTCCAACGTCTCAGGATTAAATTTGAAGAACACTGAATCTGTATCACCATATACATATTCTGCCTTCGTTCTGATTAATCCAAACTTACTTGTTTCACATTCCGTGTCTCCATACACTTCCTCAATGACTCTTTTTGCGTATGTAAGTAATTTTCGCCCTGTTGCAGTAGTAGAAGCAGCAACATCTTTTTCATAAAATGTGCTCGTTTTAGCACCACACTGACCATATAATGAATTAGCTGTTAATTTGATAGACAATTGACGTTTGTCCAATATATTTTTCATGAATGGCTCCGTTTCTTTTGCCATAAGCTTCTTTGTTGCTTTTCTAGATGCAAGCAATTGCTCCAAGACAGAAGGTAGAATCGCTTTCTTTCCGTCTGGATATTGAGCGAATCGACATATCTTATATCCTTTCTTAATCTTTTCAGCTGCTCCTTTGGGTGTCCTTCTGATATATGCAAATGTGTCATATGTTATGTCCACATACTGATAATCAGAAAGATTGTCATACTTGTAATTACCAGTAGCATCAAGTTCCCCAGTTGTACATACGAGTTCATTTTTCAAGTTATACTCTTTTGTCCATACTTTACTACTATGACACAAATTTTCACTGATCATGGAGGATGGATACAGAGAACCATAATCTACACAGGCAACAGGATCATCCAAATACAAATCACATTTTGGTTCCAATACAATGGCACCCTCATATCCATCATCGTCGGTTGATTTCTCAATAACAGGCATCAATGTATCCTTCTCACGACATTTTTGAGAAATGAAACTGGTGAGTTTGATACCTTGACCGCGTAAAACCAGGAAACTAATCGGAACAGAACATATCTTTGCCATTTCAATGAAACCAGTCATGACATCTATTTTGTTCATCAAGTAGTGAACCAAGTTGCAATCCTGAATACAATATTTTGCAATGACAGCTCGTTCCTTCGGTCCTTCTTTTGTCATACGGAATATATCTTGAGGGGTCACATCATCTTTGGCTAATGCCCAACGAACGCTCTTCGTCATGTCGAGATGTTCGATACTGTCAATAGTGAAAGTATTGTTATCAAGGTCCATACTTGAAATTTTAAACTTGGCACCATCTTTATAGTAATCAACACTATGACTTGACTCTTCAAAATGTATGAAGCTGTCAACATTCAAACCTTTCATATTTTTTGTATATATGATTGTCTTTGATTCTTCATGTTGTATTTCCTTCACGCCATCACCAATAAAGTGCCCTGCAACATAATCTAATTTGTATGATGGAAGAGGGTAATCACGGCGTAAATAATTATATAAATCGACTTGGATTCGCCCACTCATCTTTATGTATTTCAGGTCATGCTCTCCACTTGCAATGACAATTTTGCTTTCTTCTATTTTATCTTCCTTGTCCACATGTTTAAAACATAATTCATTTTTTCGTCTTGAAAGCTGAACAAAGTCTTCCATACATCGTGTTTCTATTGAACGTCGGAACATGAATTCGTAATCAAAACCAAATATGTTATAACCAATAATGACGTCAGGATCTTCTCGTTGAATTAATTTTGTCCATGCCAGTAGCACAGACGCTTCCGTTTTGTAGCTTTCTATTTTTGTATTTTTTGCATTTATTTTGTTACATGTATCAAGAGCAATACAATGGTTCAAGTAAGGTTCTTTTTCTCCATATTTCCAAAACGTAGATCCTATAAATGTAACAGGGTCTCCTTTTAAACGAGGAAATATAGATGTAAGTGATTTATCAAGGTGTGTTATTTTTTCATCATATTCATAGTCATTTGAGGTCAACAAGTCATAAATTTTCATAGATTTCAATGAGGTGGATGAAATAAGTTTTTTCTTCTTGGTAGGATAAAGGCTGTCTATTTCCTCTTCGTTCTCCTGTTTTTGAAATGAATTCTCTAAATATTTCAGGATTTGGTTTACTTCTTGTGTCTTCTTTTGTCCTAATGTTTTGCTGTACCATGTCTCAAACAATCGTTCAATTACATCTACATCGACTTTCCGCTTTGGGTATACACGATCAATTTCTATCAATGGCTCTTCACATAAATCAAACGCACTGAAAATACAATGTTCCATAACTGCCATGAAGTCCTCATCATTTAGAGTAGCACATTCCTCACTGACAATGTAATCAACAATATTCGTTGCAAGCTTTTTATAACTTTTGACGGGTAATGGAAAATCACCATGACTACTACCGGCTTCAATGTCAAAACTACATATTTTATAAGGAACCGATGTTTCCTTGTCATTCAACGGTATGACATCATTGTAATTAATAGTGAACTCATATTTACACGTTGTTAATTTACTTGAACTCCTTAGTTGAATATACTTGTCATGAGGTAATTGAATCCATCCAGAAGGGCTAATGTTTTTAATATGAAAATACCGCAGTAAGGGGGGGATATTTGCTTCGTATAATTGGTATATATCGCTCTGTTGTAGAAATACATATACTCCATTTTGAGGTATAAAGCATCTCTTTGCTTTGTTAAAAGCAATATTATTTTGAAACTGGAGTTCCATGAAGAAGTAGCTTTTACCTCCATCAAATCCGTATAAATCCTTGCGGTCGATTACATTCACATTACATAGACTTTCGGCGTAATATTCACCCATTTGAGATTTCAAATTATTTACAAATTGTCGCGTCTTTGTTTGAGCAAGTGATTTTGAGCTGATATGAGAGGGTAATTTGACATAAAAGAAGGGGTTATATTGTTTCACTAAAATAGCACATGTTTCACCCGATTCGTTCATACCATACATTTGAATTTCGAATTCTTTATTATCTCGTTTGATGCCATCTGTCGATTCGTCAGAGTTTTCTGAATCCGAATTACAGGACAACGTATTGAAAACTTCAAAATCGTGAAGACGGAAGCTGTAGGTTTCTTTAGAACTTGAACTGGATTTATTATTATTTATTATTTGTGTCATAATAGATAATAACGGTTAATTTTATATGGTATTCATTGATTTCATTGAGAAATTCAATTTTATTGAATAATTCAAGTATAAATCTTTCGTGTATAATATATACATATATGCATTGCATTGTCGCTATCACTAAACGTTTACTATGTCCTTGTATATACTTCACAAATCGTTGTAACAAATCAAAGAAGGTCCATACGCTTACTCCGAGTGCACCTCCTCTAGAAGAATTTACTTCTTGATTTCAATCATAAACTTTGTCTCGAATTTAGGAACTTCGTCTGTTTCTTCAATCACTTCACATACACTAGTTCCCATTTTTTCATTCACAAAAATAACGTTGTTTGTGCCAACACTAAACGATATTATTTTCAAAAGTCCTAGTGGTAGATGTTTTATACCATCTTCGGTAAATTTCATTGTTAATCCATTCTCATCAATCTTATCAATCAAGTAATGGAAACCATGAGATAACATAGGTTTAAATGTAATGAAAAAGTTAGGACCTTTCATGAGATGAAAACAGGTCCCGCTGATATGAAGAAACTTCGTTTTATTTTTCTTAAATGCCTTGTGAGATTGAATCAACGAACATTTCTGAATATCAACTGTATTATTTGTTTTGGACAAATGGTGTTCACAGTCATGTATATTACTATTTGCAGTAGCATCCTTCATTATCTGTGAGTATTTGACCTTTGTTTCCGCGGTAAGTTCTACTTCTTTACATTGTGATGTGCGTGTGCTATCCATACCATATTTAAGCATATACAATGCTAAATACTTTTCCTCGTCCATAATATCAGTATTTGGTATGAATTTGAGAATAGCAATGGGTTTATGTTGAGCTGTCCATTTGTTTTCGATATGCTCTTTCAACGTAAAATGATATGAATCAGTTCTACCAATATAATATTTTGAATTCTCTAATTCTAATATGTAAATATTACTCATGGTATATATTGTCATTTGAATATAATTTCGTATAAATTACAATATATTTTGACAGTATTCTTCTATCAATCATCTCTTAATCTTGGTTCTTTTGGATGTGCGTCTATTCTTCTGATTTCTTCGAGTAGACTTGTTTCTTCTTTTTGAGATTTTTCTCTTTCTTTTTGACGTTTCTCTCTTTTTCTTTCCAATTGAACCCTTCTTTTTGTATGTTTTATATAAATAACGATAGAATCTTCGTTTCCCCCCCGCTTGTGATTTAGAAATATTACTATGCTGTGAGAGAAATGTAATTAATGCATCAGTTGATCGTTCGTTTTCAAATTCAACAAACGTATTATCATTACGACGAATAAATATATGTGGGAATCCTTGAACATTAGGGATTGTTATGTTGGTTTTTGCCTCCAATTGGTCGCGAACATTTTGATTCATACGTAGTAGAACCACATCCCCTTTATAATCCGCATCAAGTACATCAGAAAACGATTTCCAAATGTCTTCAAACTGAACACAATGAATACAACCATCCATGTGAATAAAACCAAAGACAGTGTTATTCTCAAACAATTCAGAAAGTGTATCCATTGTGGAAATATTGTCAGGGGTAATTGTAATCTTATGGATCATATATATAGTTGATATTATTTTATGTATTCAATATATACATGTATACACTAACGATTGCCATATTTATGTTTTTATTAGGATTTTACATATGTATAAACTTTACACGTGACGACGTGATTGAATCCTTCAGTGGTAATAGCTGTCCGAATATGTTGATTCAGAAGGGAACTAAAATTTACCTCTATAATTCGAAAAAAGCAGAAATACCAGGTGTCAATCCAATTGAGTTTCGTAATTTAGAAGAATATGTTGAATTTTTACAATGGCAAAAAAGCCAACACATAGATTGTCCACTTTTATTCTTACAGAAATCTTATGATACACAAGGGGAAAGTATTTATCGTATACGTCCTAGTCCTTTAGATCCTCAAGGAGGATTACAGCCATCGATGAAAAAAGAAAAGGTCTCATTGCTCAAAGACGCATCACGACAAGACCCACCGTACAATACAAACTCATTCCCATCGTTTGATCCTTTGAACCAATACGTAGGTGAAAGAACGCCTTTAGATGTCTTAGAACGCATGGGCGAACATCATAGTAGTAGTAGAAGTGCTATGGATACAAACTGGGATGTGAAAGGAGAAATCAACTAAATTAATATGGGTCTTCTATGCGTAGCAGCAAAGCATCAAGACTGTGTATGTTAGTATCCATACATTCTATGATTCTACGGTATTTTTGGTGTTTTACTGATAAATTGTTTTTAGCGTTTAGTGTTTTCGCAATTTCATATATACTATTCTTATGTAATTTCATTTTCAGAACATCTAAGGACTTTTCAATATCTTTGTATTCTGTTCTGATTGCGTCATATTCGCGTAGAACCCCTTTTTTGTAGTGGTACAAAAATGTAAATGCACCAGAATTATACATGACTTATTTAATGATTTTATACTTATACATGCGATAAAATCATTTGATTCAATTTTTATTAAAATTAAAATTAATCTCTACTTTCCAAATACTCGAGTGAAGATGTGATTGTATCTTTGAATATTTTCAGACGGTTTACTTGGTCGATTGTTGTTTTATTGGGCGACTTCTCCATATTCAAGAATATATCCAATAGCTTCAGCTGCGTATGTTCTTCAAGAGCGATAAGTGCATTCTCATAATTTGTCTTATATTGCTTCATCAATAGCGAATCCTCCATAATTTTATTAAGTTTTCTAAATTGTTTCTCAACTTTATCTTCAACTTCGATACGTGCTACCATACCTTCTGTGATATTCATTTGATCTCCGAAAAAGAACATGATCAAGCAGCAAAATATAATGAGTGTAATCACAATTAGAGGAATACGAACAAATTCAAATGTCATATATATAATAGTCATATTTATTTAAAAAATTGAAATGAATGTATCATATACGCTTTCTCATAAGGAATATGTTTGCTACAACTTCCAAAATGATCGTACACACATTGCAAAATATTACTGATCTGGTAAAAAACACATATTCTAATTACATTCGTGATAAACTTCATTACTATCCCATATGGGTTGGACCTACATTATTTTACATATCATGGGTAATCGTTCATTTTATTTCAGCTCAATTATACTCACATC